CAGGATAGGGAGATAGATTACAAGTGATCATCCTCATCAGTTATTTCCAGTAAGAAAGACTTTGGCCCCCAACCTTCGACATGGTCAGCCAGTTGAAGGGGTCATTCTTAAATTATAAATCTGTATGAGACTTGCATGGTCCATCATCCTAGACACGTCCGAAGACAAGTAGTGCTAGATATTTTTTCTCCAACGGAGCAGTTATCTTCTCCATCGAGGCAACACGTAAGTCCTCATCAAACTTTTCGACATTCCATAATTTTCTCATTCTTTTGACATAAGAAATAATTTCAGTCGAATAATCTGACTTAGCTTCGAACTCTTTAAGCTTATAAGTCAACAAGGCTTGAGTTAGAATAGGGGCATAAAACTCCTTATTATCCAAGTTAACATGTCTCGTTCTCGTCACAAGTGTTCTAGAGCAAGTGACAGCAGGTTCATAGAAGCTGCCAATTACTCTCTTGAGAACTCGTTCCACCCACCAATCTTCATCAATTGGTGGGGACTTGAACTTCTCCTTTCGTTTCATCCGCTGCGACAATCGCTTACGGTCCATGAACGTATCATGGTTTTCAGGAGTAATGAGACCTAGACCCCCTGCCCAGATCGGCATATAATAGGGTAGTCCATAAGCTTTAAAAGCTTTAGTGTGGTTGCGAAAAAACATTTTATTAACAGCATCCCACTTATCCGATACAGTCCTCTTCCTCAATTCATTTTGGATTGAAGAGAAAGAAAAAGGGTTTTGCTGGTTTTCACCATCCTTCCCCACGGCTTTTAAAAGACCGAAATTGATGTAGGGCTGATACTTCCAACTTTCATGTTCTAAAAAGAAAGTCATGGAATTCATAACAAGAAGATCTCGCTGAAAATAGGTCTTTCCAACGGAAGACGAGAAGCCAACATAACGTATACATTGACTCCAGATCTCCTTCAATCTCTCATTCCCACCAAATACACAGTCATCCCCATTAACTAAGAGGGGAACTTCGCTCAAGGGAAGACGAGCAATCCAAGGGTTGTCAATAGTCATAGACCAAAGACAGACAGCACAGTTGATAATACATAAAAAAGGAAAGCTTACAATGCTTCCCATCAACTGACCTTGACGTTGTGCAACAAGATGCTCTTCTAAGACATCTGTCACAGGATCTCTCTGCCACAACCTAATGTCATGACCTGTGAGAGCTCTCAAAACAAGTTCCCTAAGGGAACTCATTTCCGGAATTGATTCTTGAAATCTATGCTGATCATTCAGCTCTAGGACATCGAACAAATAATTTGCACAATAGTCAGAGATTTCGGAAAAGATGTTGTCCGTGGAAGCTTTATAGTCTCCACTTAGGATTAACCCACCTAGCCTCTCCCTAATGGTAGAAGTGAAGACTTGATTAACAATATCTTCATTCAGAGGCTCTCCAATCAACCGGAAAACAGGGTGTTTTCTGAGAGTGGTGTGAAGAAACTTTTGGAACGGTTTCAACACAAAATACGTCAAAGGGGGACCCTTTGTTATTACCCTGACCTTCAAAGGCTCAGGAAGTCCCACTGGCTCTGTGAGTGGCTGTTCCTCAAGCGCGGCGAACAATAATTTTCTAAAACAAAAATCATAAGCGGCCTTAAGGGAAGTGTCACAGAAATGAAAACAGAAGCCAGAATTCCCATCATCAAAAACGCATTCCTCAACCTTGACACCCGAATCCCCATTCGGGTCAAAGGAGATATGCTTCTCCAACGATAAAAACTCAAGACATCCGTCTTCAAAAAATTCAAAAGGGAGATCATTCTTTTCAAAATCACTCACCAAACCCATGCGTATGTTATCGATTTCTTCAGAGATCGAACCTAAACCACCACCTTTCCCTCGGTTCAAATTATAATTTGCCGATGTACTGGGAAAAACATAGCGATAAAGATCGTCCCTCTTTAATCGTTTCTTGCCGAAGGTCTCCATAATCACTCGTCGAATATAAGTATATAATACCTCCATCGAGAGTTCACATTTCACTTCCTGACGTTCAATCTTTTCACTAATTCCTAGCGAATTTAGAAACCAATCAGGCTCTTCTACAAGAATATAATCCATACGGACATATGTCGACTTCTGACAAGGAACTTGCGTTCCTTCCTCATCATAATACTGAGGACGTGTTGTCAGTTGTTCAAACACCTCTTTACACTTCGCGGATATCATATGCATATCCACGGGGGGGGCACCTTTCTTTAACATCAAAATATCATTAGCAAAGTTCTTAACTCTGGACTGAAGACATGTTGATAGGAAGCGTTGTGCTCTACCAAAAAAGAGTTTTTTTGGGTTTTGGAAGGGTGCTATAGGACGACCATCCTCAAAGCGTGGAGCTGGAATAGCCTCATCTTTAAAAATAGCCGAAAAGTAAGAACAAATCTTCCATTTGAATATTTCTACCCAAGAATTAAACCCGTACATAGCTACATAGGTGCATAAGCTCCATAAGAACTTATCGTAGCTTCTGTGATGGCGTGCCAGCTGGTCGCTAACACCTTTATCATAACCATATAATTCCAATAGATCATGGAACAGGTCACTGATAGACTGCATCTTTTTTTGAAGGAGGTAACCAAAGACATCATAACCTTTTAACCCAATAACTTCTTTCAAAGCCTCATTGTCCTCTATTTGTACTGAGAACGATGAGCGATGAAAATCATCAAGGGATTCAAAAGTCACATGGCTATTGCATTTCTGATTGAACTCAAAAGTTTTGACTGAATCAAAAAATTGAGAACTAGTGTATGCCTCGGAACAAAGCAAGCGAATCGCTGTTTTGAATTCATTCCGGGAACCAATCACTCCAAAATATTCATATAGGCTTGAATAACTGCCTACCGAACGTGCCTCTAAAACTAAAGATCTAAGTTTAGAGTTTACCTTACAGTTTTTCATCAAATTTCTTAAAACAAGTTTGACGATAGGAC